GGCGTGTTCGCGCATTTGTTGATTCGTGTCGTCGTGGGGAGCCCATTAAGATGGACGATTGTTATAAGGTTGTTTGGAAGCATGAGATGCACTATGCGAGTGGTGCACCAGGGTCAGTTCTAGCAGCCCAATTGAAGTGTCGTGAATTCTTTATACCACATGCAACAGTAGTGGTGAGAGAACGACTCTTCTTTTTGTTTCGACATTATATCAATCGGGGTGATGTGATAAGAATAGGTATGGTCTGGTTTTTTGGTGGAGCTTATAGACTGTACGTATATTTGGACAAGTGCCCAGGTATGACCTTTGATGAAGGAGATTTTGCTAAAATTGATAAAACGATTAAGGCCATACTTTTAGCCATCCATATAGGTTCGGGCGTGATGTATTTGGATTTCGATGCGATGACCCCAGAGGATGTTCGACTTTATAAGATCGCATTGAAGATAATGGCTAAGGTTAGAATAGTGAAAGTGACTCGATTGGAAGGTAACCAGTGGGTAGTCATGACCGGTGTTATGCCATCGGGTAGTTTTGAAACTAGTGATGGTGATTCGTGGATAGTCGTATTGCTCATATGCTGTTGGGTCGAGAATTTACGGGAAACAGATCCAGTAGCGTGCGCGATAGTCGACCAATATTTCTTTGATGAGTTTGTTCTAGCTTGTTATGGAGATGATCATGTAATGGGATTTGGCCGTAATTTGCGACGTGTAATGAGTGAGCATGGTTTTGCTGAGTATGTCTTGACCTTTTGGGACATGGAAATTAAGGATATTAAAACTGAGCAAAAACTATTGACTACTATTAGAAATGATGCGGTGATTGAGGGAGGGATAACGCTTTTGAAGAGGCGTTTGATTGAGCGACCTGCTCACCTCCCAGACACGTGTGCTCCAGTTGTAGCTTGGAAGCCAGCGTGGCACCATTTCGTGCGGATACCGTACTCCGCGGAGGGAAAGATATCATGGTCTCGAGTTGTTTGTTCTATTATAGGACATGCGTGGGATAGTCAGGGTACTAATCTTACAGCTTATAATGAATTAGCAATGTTGTATAATGATGTCATTACTCATCTTGATCTGACTGAAAAGGGGATTCGAGATATGGTAGATAAGGAGTTTAGGGATCAGAAGGTGAAGACGAAGATGTTGATGAAATTAGGTTTGAAACCTGAGGTCTTCTACCAATTCCCGACAATGTCTCAATTGGCGATGTATCATGTTTACTCTGATAAGAGTGAATTCAAGAAGAATCCTGAGGAAGCCTTCGAGGTCTCAGATTATTCCGAACTAGGCGCCTTTGAGATGGATGATAC